ATCACCAAGTTCTGCCGCTGTTCTTTCTGATAATTGCTTACCGCCTGTATCTTTAGCAGCAAGCGCATCATATTTGTATTGTAATTCCAGTAAATCTTTTTGTGTTAAAGAATTTTTACTATTTTCAGCCATATGTTTTGTAAGAAAATCATAATAACTTTTAGTTTCGCTAAGTTCATTTTCTGCTTTCTGCGCTGCTGTTAGGTTTTCTCTGCCCCATTGAGTATTTTCAGTATCTAAACCGAGTTTAGTTTTGTTATAATCAATAGAAGCCTGTTGCTGTGGGGTTAAATTACTTCTACCCCACAGGGTATTTTCCTGCTCACCCAATTTACCTAATAAACCAAAAATCTGATTATTAATATCCGATTCAGGCATGTTGGGCTTTAGATTATTCAGCCGAAAGAAATGTGCGTTTTGACTGTTTAGGCTCCTAGTATTTCTTAATCTATCAATTTCATCTATTAATATTTTTTGATAAGTACTTGATTGATTGGTATTAGCCATGGATTTTTGAGGTGATAATCCCTGTAAATAATTATTACTTATATAATCCATCATTTTTTACCTTTCGTAGCGTTTAAGGCTGTCAATATAATCCTGGAGCGAACTACCGAGGTTATTAACCTTTACGCTATAATTTTCATTCTTTGGTAAATAGCCTAGTTGCTGTAATAAAGCCCAATTATTTGAATTATAATATTGGTCATAATTCATCTTTTGTTGGAATTGTGCTTGGTTTTGTAGCATCCTTTGTCTTTCAAGTTCCGCTAATTGCTGTTTATAAACATTATCCATCTGTAACCCTGCAAGTTGCCCCTCAAAAGCTGATTGAGCCATTGCATTATTATAGTTAACCTTTCCAATGTCTTCATTAGCAACGGAAGAACCAAACATGCCACGTTTGTTCAAATTGTTCGTAGTGTTAACCATGTTCTGTAGATAATCATAGTTGAGTTTATCTAATCCGGCTTGTCTTATAGTGTTGTAATTTGTGCTAAAATCAACCTTTGGCATCTCTGGAACTTGATATTTTTGAGGGTCATAATTTGTAACTGGTTTTACACCCGAACTAGATCCCAGGCTTGATCCATAACCTAGTCCGGATCCTGAACCTGAATAATTTCTACTTACTAAGCCCGCCATAATGTACTCCTAATATTCATTACTTAACCTTAAATTTATAAAACTTCCACCATAAAAAATATAATCATCGTCCTCATTCTCGGTACTTATTCCAAATTGACAGATAGTAAATTCATCACTGCACATTATTATTTCACTTGTTTTATCGCCAACGGCAAGAACACTACTACCATTAAGCTCATCCTCATCAAGAATGAAATAATCATCATGGACATCTAAAATATCAACATCCTCATCATCAGGATTACTAAAATCACCATCATACCTAAAATTAAAAGAACATCTATTAACAGAGAAAGCACTAAACCAGGCTTTAAATTCACCACTACAAATTTTCATCCTTGAAGAACCGAATGTTTGAGGTTCTATCCACCAGTAAGACTCAATAGGATTACCATCAAATGTATTTCCTGAATCTTCCAGATAAATCTTACCGTCAGAAGTACCGGAATAAATTTTACCGTCAAAACTACAAGCGCATGTTATAGGATTACCCTCACGGGGATAAAGTGAAATAATACCCTTATCATAGTTAATAAAATTAGCAATCCAGGCTTTATATATTCCCTGAGTGTCCTCTATTGGCACATAAGCCCATATTTGTTTTCTGTCTTCATATGAAACAAGAATAATTTCATCAATCCTTGTCTTGTCGATCTCTGTTAAACTTGGAGTTACCCTTAATGATAAAGGATCATTTATTCTTATTTGCGCCATGTCACCCATTGTTTCAATAGGATATAAACCATTATTCCAAACATAAAGCTTATTATCAAGTTCGCAATCAGCAAACCTTGATGATGTTCCTTTTGTTGAGTAGTGTTCAACTTGAAAATCAGCGTTATCATACCCACTCATTAAATACATATCACTTGTAGTTCTAATTAGTAAGTAATTACTAAATACTTTTAATCCAATAATATTGCCGATAAAATCATCTTTATATCCGGCGTCGCTCTCACTACTCCAATCATCAGTAGTATTTACAGCACTCCACGCCAATAAAGAACCATCAGCAATAAAAATATGGCCATGAAAAGCGCATCCAATTGTTCCATACCTTGAGTATTGATCATAAAAACCGGTCTGTGATATACTGGTTCCGTCGTCAACAAAAGGGTCATCATGTCCGGTTAAGCAAATTAATTTATTACTATATTGAAAAAAATAAGGTTTAGCCGATGTACTTAAACCTGTTTTAACTGCTGTATATATTCCCGATGATGGATCGATTCGGTAATAACTACCATTATCAGCTATAGCCCGTAAATAAAATATACCGTTAATTTCATGCTGGCTTAATCCGAGTATTGACACATCGGGAATTTGTAGTTTTTCTGTCTGACCTCTTGTTTTTCTTACATTAGTTCCAAATATATCAAAATTCTTACCCTCTGTAAAAAAAACAATATTAGGATTTTCATTGCTAAATTTATCTCTGGTATCTAAACCACCATAGAGATTAAATATATTAATATCTGTTGACATAATCCATTCCATTTATTGAAAAATAACCTGTAGAATCTTCAGACCCCCTGGATTCCACTACAATTTGCCTATGTTTGTCGTTATATAAACCAGTATATTTAACAAGTTTGTATTCATCAGCATAATAAAGACGTTTTAATGCATCATATTCAAGTATTTTATGGTATTTGGCCGGAAAATTAGGTTCGTCTGTTTCATATTCAAGAATTGATTTGTGTAAAATAACACTCCCACCAACCGGATGAGTATAAACAAGGTTTTCTGTTAATGTTAAATAATCATCATCAGTAATTGAATCAATAACCATAACTTCTTCCCTGGCCGTATCCGGTTCAATTACTACTACATCGTTAGTACTTAATCCGGTGGTAGAAGTTAAATAAAGTTTATCCTGCTCGCTTTCTGATTCTGAATCTATCTCATATAAGCCGTTTACCCATTTATCAGTGTTATAAAGTACAGTAATGGTATAAACATCATCAGGAATTGGATAAAATAGTATTTTCCCGTTAAATATTGAATATTGACTTGGTAATCCTGTATCTGTTAATTTTAATAATCTTTGATAATTAGGCGTAAACTTAATTGTGGTTATATTATTATCCGAATCAGTTATCTGTAAACCATCCTGGAGTATTTCACCATAAACATGAATATACCCTTGCTGACTAGCCACCGTTAAGAAACTGCTTTGTTTTTCTCTGAGATTATGAGAAGAAGAAAGAAAAAAATCTTCCAGAGAATCCGAAAGAGCATTAATTATTTTGTTATATCTTTTATTTGTGGTGTCAGAAAATAAAGTTGGTGATTTACCTAATTTAATTTTTGATATATTCTGGATTAACTGGAAGTAATTAGACATGCTTACCTCATTTCGATTCTGTGATCAAACCTAATAATGTAATCATCTGTATATCTCATCATATCTTCGGCTTGTATGCCGTTAACAAAGGTTTCTGTTTTTTGTTTACGGTTAAATACTCTATAGATAGAGAGTTTATCAAATTTTTTTTCAGCTGAAACTTTCTTTATGTCAGTGATAATAATTTCCTGTTTTGGCTGTCTTGCTGCCTGAATTTCTCTTTCAAGTCTTTCGTCAATTTCTTCCTCAATATTAATTGGCTGACCTAATAATGTATTTTCAATATTTTCTTGTTTCTTTCTAGTCATAAAATTCTCCAAAATTTAAAAAATAAGGGGATGTAAAATCCCCTTACTTTTTCTTAATAACTTATACTATGCAACTGTAGCAATAATTTTAGCTAATGCATTAGGCACAACGGTTTTAGCACCATAGACATAAAGACCTCTAACAGCATTATCAAAAGATTCTTGCAGTCTAAGTGTTTCAACCTCTACGACTTGAGAAGCAAAAGTAATAGCGTCATTAGTACCGGCCATGATATAGGTTTTCCCACCGGTGGCTTCCAGGTTAGTACATACTAGAACATCCATTCCGGCAATTTTACCTATTGAACCTTCTCTTAATGTTTTTTCGCCAAGGCTAAATGCCTGAGTAAATTCTCCAGCCTGAATTAATAACGCTTCAACGTCTGGATTTACTATAATAAAAGGCATTTTTCCACTGCCAGATTTTACGGCATTAGCATTTTTTAAGGCTGTAGCCACTTCAACAAAATTAGAATAAATATTGTCTTTTGTGAGTGCTATGGGTGATTCTTCTGTTCCAACCGTATTATCAGCTGGAACATCGGCATGTTTTGCGAGTAAGAAAGTATCCTTAGCCAGGTCGATAGCTACTTTTGCTCTTTCGAGATAACCGGCCATAATATCAATATTGGATTGAGCCTTTGAAACGTCATCAACTTTAAAAGCAAAGTATTTTTTCTGGTCTATTAATAAATCCTGCATTGGTGATGATAGTTCATCGTAATTAATCTTACCGTTATAAGTTTTGACGGTAACATCACCAAAAGTTCTAATATGGACGGTATCGCCAGAGTTTTTTATTTCTCCTTCGTAGTTACGATTGACGCATTGCATCATAACCCCTGATTTATCGAGAAGGACGGACAATTTTTTTGACCAAACTTCTGGTATAAAATTAGTTAAATCTTGTGCCATTTATTTAATTCCTTTCCCTTAAATATTAACCAGCTATTATTAAATAAATTTTGAAACTGCCACCTGTTAACGCTGCATCTGCTATGGTCATGGTTAAATCAACCGCTGTACTTCCGGTATTTTTAACAAATGTTGCTGTTGTATCAACAGGCACACACGCCCCAAATGTTCCGGTAAATACCGCATCGTCATAAGCCGTTACACCTAATATATCCTCACTGGATACAGTACTTAATTTTATAGTTGCGCTACCGTCTGACGCTGGGTTATCTCCTACAATTTCCTCAATATAAGCCTGTTTTATATACTCACCAGGGTTTAAAATATCATTAGCAAGTATAATATCGCCTATATCGCCACCATCTTTATCAAAATCATACTCAACTATTACCTCATTAAGATGCATTAATATTGGAAGTCTGTCTGTTTTAGCTTGATCACTCATTTAAATATCCTTTCTAATCAATTCTTATAGCTGTAATAAACAATTCAATATCTAAAGTACCTGATTCATCACCTATAATGGCAAGATCTCCTTCACTTGCTATTACACTAGTATCATCTGCTATTGTTCCAGCTCTTGTAACAAGCTCATCTGTATTAGCTACACTTACAGCGTTTGTAATTGCTGTTCCTAAACTACCAACTGAACCCTGAACTAA